AAAAAAAATAATAAATGGTATGCTTGATATTAAAAATAATTTAGATGGTAATGGAGCATCTAACAATTTTTTTTACAACAGATCGTTAGGTAAAGTTGACGATCTTGATGCTGAAGAATTTATAATTGATACACCTTTAGATGAATTAGTTACAAACTATATTATGCATGCTTCTAAGCATTTAGCTAAAACAAAAACTTTTGGAGTTAGAAATTTAGACGAGTTCACAAAAAAATATTTCCCTATGATTGAGGATGAACTTGCTGCAAAAAATAAAACTTTTATAGGAGAAGATAAAGAAAATATTCTCCATTTATATAAGATGGCTACAGGAGAAGGGATTACTGGTGAAAGATTTTTGGGTGGTCATCCTGCAGATGCGTATTCTACTTTAACAAGAATGGCTTTACTTCCTTTATCTACAATTTCTAGTGTTACAGAAATATTTCTTAACTTTCAAAAAGCAGGGGTATTCAATACTGCTGCGTATAAAGGATTTGGAACAGCTTTAGCTGTTTCTAGTAAAAGTTTAAAAGACTCTACTTTTCAAGTATTACTAAACAAAAAATATACAAAACAAGAAGCTTGGAGAGAACTAGAAGAATTTGCAATGGCTTTAGAGTCTGCAGCTTTAGATGTTGGAGAAAGATTAGGTGGATATATACAAGGTAAAGGCTATCAAAAAGCCAATAATCTTTTCTTTAAAACAAATTTACTAGATCAATGGACTAGATTTGTTCAATTAGCTTCTTTTAGTACTGGAAAAAATTTAATAAAAAGAAATTTAGAATCTATTGCACGAAGAAGAAAGTCAGGGTTAGAACCTTCTAGGCGTATTCAAAAACAAATAGAAGAACTAAACGAACTTAATATTGATATAGATGCAGGAGTATCTTGGATAAACAAGGGAGCTAACGTAGAGGACTCTTTTTATAAAGATGTAAAATTTGGAGCAGCTAGATACACAGGAGAAGTTATTTTACAGCCTACAGCTACTTCAGGTATTAAGCCTTCTTTGCAAGCTAATCCAAGCACACAGTTACTTTTTCAATTACTTTCTTATCCAACTGCTTTTACTAATACAGTTTTATACAACGTAGGTAAAGACCTAGCAAGAGATCCTCTAGGTAAACTTCCCGGTACACTTGCTGCAGGTTTAGTAATGACTGAAACTGCTAGGTACACTAACTGGGTTAGGAGCAGAGGAGAATCAGAAAAAAATAAAACTGAAGCTGAAATATATGAAGATGCTATAAGACGATGGGGCGGTAATGGAGTTCTTTTTGATATGCATGAAAGAGCTACTAGAGGCGCACAAGCGTGGCAAAATCCTCTTATGTATCCTGCAGGAATGTTTGGCCCAGTTGTAGGAGATGTAGCTACCTCATTATTAACTAGGTCAGTAGGAACTGTAATAGGCGACAAAGTTCCCGGCATGTCAGCCTTTAATACAATTGAAAAATTTACAGGTTTTAATCCTAGAGAACCTATTGATGAATATGTCTCTGATCCTCTAGATGAATTTTTAAAAGCGCAAGTTCCTGAAAGAAGAAAGAAAAGTAAAAACAGAGATGCTTCTAAATACTTTAAAACAGGGGGAGAAGTAAATGTTCCTAATGCCCCTGAAGAGCCTGATGAAAGAATAGATAAATTTACTGGCTTGCCCTATAACGAACAGGCAGGAATAGCTTTTAAAGATGAAGAAGATCCTCTTAAAAGACTAGGACTTGCAGGTGGAGGAACTCTAGACTCTTTAGAAAGGTTAGGATTTGGTAGAGGTAGTTATGCTAAAGCAGGTGCAGTTAAAAAAATACTTGAAGAAGGTTCAGAAGTTACAGGCAAAGTTACACTTGCAGGAAGACCTATATTTAAAAATAAAAAAGGTGAAATTTATTCTGAAGTAACCACTACTCTACAACTTGAAAAAAATAAATGGGTTACTTTTCCTACTGTAGATGAGAAAGGAGAATCTCTATCAGATGCAAAAGTTATGAAGTATTTAAAAGAAAATGGGCCTATTGATCCTATTACAGGAGAAGAGTTTCCTGTATTTGAAAATGAAGAGGAAGCTTCCAAATATGCAAGACGTAGAACTAAAGTTCTTCTGGAGAATTAATGTATAAATATTTTAAAACCTCTGAACTTACTTGTAGTCACTGTGGTAAAGACGGTATGAATGAAGAGTTCATGCATAAGATTGATGCACTACGAGAAGAGCTTGGCTTCCCTTTTAAGATAAGCAGTGCTTACAGATGTCCAAATCACCCTATAGAAGCTGCTAAGTATTCACCGGGAGCGCATACAGAGGGAAGAGCCGTTGATATACAAGTTTATGGTGAGGATGCTATAAGGCTTATGGGGGCTGGTTTAAGAGCAGGTATGACAGGGTTGGGAGTGAAGCAGAAAGGTAATATAGGAAGTAGATTTATACACCTAGATGATTTAGAACCTATTAGTAATCGTCCTAGACCTTGGTTGTGGAGTTATTAAATGATTAATTTTCTAAGTGCTGTTATTAAACCTGTCAGTAAAGTAGCCACTTCTTTTCTTAAAAACAAAGCGGCTGAGAGCCAAGCTAAACATGAGGCTAAGATGTCTGTTATTCAGAACACGGCTGATTGGGAAGTAAAGATGGCAGATGCTTCAGCTAACTCATGGAAAGATGAGTTCTGGACTCTTGTACTGGCAGTGCCCATATTTATGATTGGATACTCTATTGTGGTTAATGACCCGGCAGTTATAGAGAGAACTAAACAAGCTTTTGAAGCCTTATCTACGCTTCCAGAGTGGTATCAGTATTTACTTTTTATTTGTATATCAGCTTCCTTTGGTATTAAAGGAGTTGATCGTCTTCTTTCGTTAAAGAAAAATTAAAATGGAACAAGAAAGTAATCTATTAGTTAACCAATCCAGCACACTTACTATAGATGTAAAAAGTCTTATAGGTGTACTGGCTCTACTTATCTTTGTAGCTGGTGTGTACTTCTCACTAACTAGCCAAATAGCTGCTCTTCAGCTCGATGTAATAAGAATGCAAGATAGTGTGGCAACCAATGAAGAGTTTAGGATTAAGTGGCCTAGAGGCGAACTAGGGGCGTTACCTGACGATGCTGTTCAGGATTTAAATATTGAGTATGTTCAGAAAGAACTAAATAAACTTCAAGAAGAATTTGACGATCACATAGACGAGCCTCATTCTGGAGGTGAGTAATCCCAGAGGTATAATATATGGCAACTAAAAAGAGTACAGTTAATAAGGCAGGTAATTATACTAAGCCTACTATGCGTAAACGTCAGTTTAATCGTATTAAGGCAGGTTCTAAGGGCGGTAAGGCTGGTCAGTGGTCAGCACGTAAAGCTCAAATGTTAGCTAAAGCTTATAAAGCAGCAGGAGGAGGGTACAAGTGAAAGGTGTTAAACATTATAAAAGAGATGGCACTGAGCATAAAGGCAATACACACAAAATGCCTAATGGTTCCTTACACACTGGGAAGACTCACGGTAAAACCAGTGTAAAGCTATTTCACTTTAAAGACTTATCGGCTAAGGCAAAAAAGAAAGCTAAACCTAAGAGTAAAAAATAGTGGCTCTTAAAAAACCTCAAAAGTCTTTAAAGAAATGGACTAAGCAGAAGTGGCGAACTAAGTCAGGTAAACCTAGTTCTAAGACAGGTGAAAGATACTTACCTGAAAAGGCAATTAAATCTTTAAGTAAAGCAGAGTATGCGGCTACTACTAAAAAGAAGAGAGAAGACACAAAGAAAGGTAAACAACATTCTAAGCAGCCTAAGAAAATAGCCAAGAAGACTAGATCTTATAGGAAAGCATAATGGCCCACGAAGATAGAAAAAAGGCTATGCTTAAAAAGCATAGACTGAAGGGAGTTAATAAGCCTAAAAGGACACCTGATCATAAAACTAAATCTCATGTGGTCTTAGCTCAGGATGGACATAAGATAAAACTAATACGCTTTGGACAACAAGGTGTAAGAGGAGCAGGTAAGAACCCGAAGACTGCTAAAGATAAAGCAAGAAAGAAATCTTACTATGCCCGGCATAATGCTCAAGATTCAAAGCCTTCTAAAATGTCTGCTCGTTATTGGTCACATAAAACTAAATGGTAACTTAACAACTTTATTTAAATAATGTATCATTCTTTTTGGTACGCAACAAAACCATAACAACGATCCACTCAATATAGGAGAAATTTTAAAAGTTCGTGCAAGAAAATAAGAACCCTCTCAAAAAGCTAGATACTAAAGTTTACATTCCCTCAGAACAACAAATACTTTTAAAGTCCCCTTATTTAAAACCTCAAAAGTTTTATAGTACGGATAAACAAAGATTGAATCATTTAGATTGGAATCTAAGGATGTGGATGTCTTACTTGTAGATTACTTCACTCTTCTAAGATGAAGGTTAGTATTCTCAACTATTTTTTTAGATGCTTCAAGAACAAAAGTAGAATGTTCTTCTATTCTATCTACCATTAAAGGGAATAAATCTTCATAACCTTCAAGGTTAGTTAAGTGTTCTATAATTTCAGCATTAACTTTGAGGGTACTTATTAGTGGATGTTCAACAAAAATTCTTTCCATCTCGTCTTCTATCATCAGTATTACTCTGTATCTTCTTGTTTAGGATAATAAACTTCAACATAACAAGAACATTCAGGGCATGATAAATTAGTTACTACAGTATACTCAGACTCAGGATGCTCAATATCATGGTCACCACCCCAGATAAGTTCAGTGTTGCAGTGCCAACATTTCATAATTAACTCTTAGTTATGTAAGTGCAGACAGCTCTTTTTCTAGTCGTTTATGAAGCTCAGTAAAGGCTGCGGTGCTTTCACGCACAATCGTTTTAACACGTTGCTGGGAATTAACATCTTTAAAGACTGTATTAACTTTATTTAAAGGCAACACAGATGTCTCAGCAACAAATATATTTTTCTGTGTAATAACAACTTTAAAACTTGCTATGTTAGCTTCCATCTTGTTCTAGTTTCTCTACCAGTTTCTGTTCATAGAATTCAGCTTTATATATATCTTTTATACCATGCTTATAAGGGAACCTCCATCTATACTTTAAAGAGTTCCCTCGTAAGTATCCTATGTATTCTTCTGGAGTTAACATAGCTTCAATGCCTTCAATACACTCCACACTACCTTGATTGTAGTGTAAAGGTTTCTGTATCTCAGCATCAGTACGTTTAACCTCTTTAGTTTCAGGAAAGAGATCAGGCTGCATTTTTTTAGCTCTATCTAAGATAGTTATCTCATTCCACTCTTCAGGTGTTGAATCATTTATAGACATATATTTTTCCTTACTCTGCTTCTTCTGGGTAATCTTCATTTTCTAAAATAACACTATTAGGATCTATCCACTCTTTAGGTAAGGAATACTTTCCGAACCATCTAAACTTATTGGCTTCTGCCCACTCTGCATGACTACGTTTAGTGCCGTCTTTTCTTCGTTTAGCTTGAGGCATAGGGGCTGAAGGATTAGCAAATAAAAATACTAGTTCTGTATTCTCAGGTAAAGCTTTTCTTACCCATATATATTTATTGTATTCCTGATAATCCCAAAAACGTCCCTTGGCTTCTAAATAAATTAATTTACCATCTAACCTTTTAATAAAATCAGGAGTATAAGAATGATTAATAACGTAATAAACTTTATCAGTATGCATACTCCAATCTTTTAAAGGGCCAGTATGCAGCTCGTATTCCCAATTAGAGTCATACCCAGTAATTAAATTCTTCTCCACTGGTCTTTTAGCTCTACGCTTCCTTGAACCAGATTTAACTTTTCTTTTAGGTTTCGTCATACTATATCAATAGCTACTTTTGTTATTACTGGATTATTTTTAAATTCTTTTTTTAGTTTATTAGTAGCCCATTTAAGAGTGTAAAAATTATTACACCTACTTCCTCCGGCATTAATAAAATATTTATCTTTTGGCAAGTAAGAATTTAGATTCTTTAAATCTACTTCAGGAGAGTCTTCAGGTAATTTATTTTTTAACCACTCTAATAATAGAATTGAAGATAGCCTTCTAATTTTTTTAGCTCTTTTACCATTCATAAATTTCTTCAACATTTGGAGTTGACCTAACATTTGTAAAGTATACTTTACCTCTAGCGTATTTAAAAACTCTAAGTCCCTTCCCGTTATTTGAATCTTTATGGCATTCTTTCTTGAATGGACAATATACACAATTTTTATGTATCTTTCTATTGCCTTTCTTTCCTTCTTCTACAGTAGGGTAACAATAATCAGGGGGCTGTTCGCTCTTCAATATAACTTTTAAATCTTTAATAGTTTCAGCGGCATCGGGTTTATCTAAGTCTTCTGGAGTATATGTACACAACTCCCCAGTTTCCTTATCTATAACTAAGAAATAACTGTCTTCTCCCCCTTCTGCTTGCTCATAGGCCGCTAACTGAGTTATATATCCAAAAGGATCATCATCTCTCAAATCACCTCTTTTAAATTTAGTAAAAGAAAACTTAGAAGCAGATTTAATATCTACTACTGTATTATTTATTTTGCAATCCATATGCCCTTTGATACCACCTATCTCTACCTCTCTCTGTTCTGCAGAAATTCCATTACCTGAAAGCTTAACTAAAAATAAAAGAAGTTGTTCAAGTAAATGACCGTATAAAAATTTAATTTGTAGAGTAGGAGAAGGTTGGTTTTGGGTTATAGGACTTCTTTTTTCAAACCATAATTGTCTAGCAGGTTTTCCAATGTTAGAAAACCTAAGTGTAAAGTCTTTATTCTCTCTAGGCTTAGACCACTCC